TCGAAACACTGTAACAAATGATGTAAATAGATTGACTGACGCAGAGGCAGTTAAAAGAAGTGTTAGAAACTTAATTCAAACTAATCACTTTGAAAGACCATTCCATCCAGAGATTGGTGGTAATGTAAGAGCATTATTATTTGAACCAGTTACACCATTGACTGCTCTAAACTTACAAAGAAAAATAGAAGAAGTATTAAATAACTTTGAACCAAGAATTAAGTTAGTGCAAATTTTAGCAAAACCTGATATTGATGGAAATAGATATGCAGTTCAAATCAGTTTTTATGTAATTGGTGTTCCACAACCTGTTACAGTAGAAACATTTTTAGAAAGATTAAGATAAGATGGCAAGTAATAAATTAGAAGTATCAGAATTAGATTTTGATAATATTAAAAGTAATCTAAAAACATTTTTACAAAACCAATCAGAGTTCCAAGATTATGATTTTGAAGGTTCTGGTTTTGCTGTTCTATTAGACGTACTTGCTTACAATACACATTACCTAGGTTTCAATGCTAATATGTTGGCAAATGAAATGTACCTAGACAGTGCTGACATAAGAAAAAATATTGTGTCGTTAGCAAAGATGTTAGGTTACACACCAACATCACCTAAGGCGGCAACAGCATCAATTGATATTTTATTAAACAATGCATCAGGTGCTTCAGTTACCATGGCAAAAGGAACAACTTTTACTTCATCTATTGATGGAACAACTTATCAATTTGTAACAAATGCTGCTCATACAATTACACCGAGTTCAGGTGTTTACAGATTTTCAGGTATATCTATTTTTGAAGGTACTTTAGTTACATTTAAATATACAGCAGATACTTCTGATCCAGATCAAAGATTTATTATTCCAAGTGTTAATGCTGATACATCTACTTTAAAAGTTACAGTACAAAATTCAGTATCAGATACTACCACAACAACTTATTCAAAAGCTACAGGATTTACTTCTTTAGATGATACCTCAAAAGTTTATTTTCTACAAGAAGGTGAAGATGGTAAGTTTGAAGTTTATTTTGGAGATGGTATTGTAGGACAATCATTATCAGATGGTAACATTGTCATATTAGAATATATTGTTTCTAATAAAGCTGAAGCAAATGGCGCTTCTACATTTACACTTTCTGGAAGTGTTGGTGGATTTACAAATGTTACGATTACAACTGCTTCAAGTGCTCAAGGTGGCGCAGAGGCACAAACAAAAGAATCAATTAGATATAACGCACCATTACAATACGCAAGACAAGATAGAGCAGTTACAACTTCTGATTATGAAACATTAGTACAAGAGTTATATCCAAATGCTCAATCAGTTTCAGCGTGGGGTGGCGAAGATGATGAAACTCCAGTTTATGGTGTAGTAAAGATTGCAATTAAAGCAGCATCAGGTTCTACATTAACAGATGCTACAAAACAAAGTATTATTGCTCAATTACAAAAATTTAATGTTGCCTCAGTTAGACCAGAGATTGTTGATCCAGAAACAACTTCTATTATTCTAACTTCAAATATTAAGTATGATGAAAGAGCAACAACAAAAACTGCTGATACTTTAAAATCAGAAATTACAACAGCGATTTCAAATTACAATACAGATACACTACAACAATTTGATGGTGTGTTTAGACATTCAAAAGTTACAGGTTTAATTGATGATGTTGATACAAGTATTCTATCAAATGTAACAAGTTTATTAGTTAGAAAAACATTTACACCTACAATAAGTTCATCAACAAGATATGACATTTATTTTAGAAATGGTATATTCAATCCACATGCAGGTCATAAGTCAGGTACTGGTGGGGTAATAACTACATCAGGTTTTAAAGTACCAAATGATGAAAAGATTTATTTCCTTGATGATGATGGTAATGGAAATATAAGAAGATATTATTTTGTAGGTGCGGTAAGAACATATGTTAATACTACTCAAGGAACGGTAAATTATACTACAGGTCAAATTACAATTAACTCATTGACAGTTGCGTCAGTAGAAAATATACGAGGCGCTTCATCAACTGTTATCGAAGTGACAGTAGAACCAGCATCTTATGACATTGTTCCAGTAAGAGATCAGATTTTAGAAATTGATACAGCAAACTCAACAATCACAGTTGAGGTAGATACTTTCATAGGAGGTTCTGCTGACGCTGGTATAGGTTATACAACAACATCTAACTACTAATGGCAAAGTTCACAGACAAAATATCTAACCTGATTAATCAGCAGGTTCCAGAGTTCGTATTAGAACAACACCCTAAATTTTTAGAATTTTTAAAAACTTATTACACTTTTATGGAGTCAGCCGAGTTAGGCGTTACTTCAGTTCAAACTACAGATGGTGTTTTACTAGAAACAGAAACAAACCAAAATAATGAATTAATATTAGATGGTTCTCGTATTGATACAGATAGAACACAGTTAGATGCTGGCGATAAAATACTTTTAGAAAGTTCTGCGTTTGGTAAGTTTACTAGAGGTGAAACAATTACAGGACAAACATCAAACGCCACTGCAACTGTACTTGCTGAAGATTTAGATAACAATAGACTTTTTATTTCAGCACAAGATAAGTTTATTGATGGTGAAGAAGTAGTAGGTGTTAATTCAAGTGCGACTGCTATCATCAATAACTATAAACCTAATCCAGTTCAAAGCATACAAGACTTATTAAATTTTAGAGATCCTGATAAAGTTGTATCTAACTTCTTAACAAAATTTAGAAATGAATTTTTAAACACATTACCTGAAACATTAAGTACAGGCGTAGATAAGAGAAGTCTAATTAAAAATATCAAATCTGTTTACAGAGCAAAAGGTACAAATAGAGGACATGAATTATTTTTTAGATTATTATTTGGTTTAGAATCTGAAACAATTTATCCTAGAGAAAATATATTAAGAGCATCAGATGGTAACTGGGACACTCAAAAGATTCTAAGAGCCATTGGTACAATTGGTGATACTTCAGATTTAATTGGTAGAACAATAGAAGGTGAAACTTCTGGCGCCACTGCGATTGTAGAAAACGTATTTAAGTTTCAAATTGGTGCAAATGAAGTATCGGAGTTTATATTGAATAGTGATACATTATTAGGTACTTTTCAAACAAGTGAAGTTATAAGAGGTACAGAAACTGATGATGATGATATTTTTATCAAAGCAACTACAACAGGTATTCCTAGTACAACATCAATTACAAATGATGGTAGTTTATATACTGAAACAGATACAGTAACTGTTACAGGTGGAGGTCAAGGTGCTATTGTACAAGTTGATGCTATTGGACGAGGTGGTATTACAGAATTTATTATTGGTGATGGCGGTTCGAGTTATGAAATAGGTGATGATTTAGATTTTACAAATACAGGTACTGGCGGAGGTTCAGCAAGAGCCAAAGTGTCAATTGTAAATGGAGGATTAACACAAGAAACATCTACATCAACTACTGAAGATCATATTGTATTAGAAGATGAAACTACAAGAGGTGATTCATATACAGGAAATAAAATTGTACAAGAGAGTGGAACAGGTTTAGGTGATATTACTGATATAAGAATTATAAATGCAGGTAACAATTATCAATCTCTACCAACTGTCGAAGTAGATGATACAAATGGTACTGGCGCAGTTGTATATGCATATGGTACAGAAATAGGTAAAGTGTTAGGATTAAAAGTTATCGAATCAGGTTCTGGTTACGAAGCCTCTCCATCGCCACCGACATTAGCATTACCAAGTTCTTTAATTATTTCAAATGTATCAGGTTCTATATTAGCTGGGGAAACTATAACTGGAATAGATTCCAGTTCTACAGCAGTTACAGCAACAGCAGTATCTTATTCATCTGATACAGGTATATTAAAAGTTTCTAGTCCATCAGGACAATTTGCTGAAAACACATCTTTGACTTCAAGTGGTGGTACAACTGCTACTGTTGAAAAGAATGATTTATCTACAGCGACTATGACAATTGGTGCCGTTGTCGATACTGCAGGTACATTTATAAACCAAGATGGTTGGGTTTCAGAAACAGCAATGAGAATACAAGATAGTTTATACTACCAAGACTTCTCTTATGTTATAAAAGTTGGTCGTACAATTAATGACTGGCGAGATAGTTTTAAAAAGACTATGCATACATCTGGTTTCTATTTTACAGGTCAAGTAGATATACAAACACAAATATCTGCTCAAATTAAAAATACTGTAGGTATTAATTCAGGTGTAAATTACGAACAAGTTGCTTTGATTGTTAATACCTTATTCTCAACAATATTTGGTAGAAGATTAGGTACTACATCAGATGGTACAACTTTAAGAGTAAATCCAGAATTAGGTGTTGATCCAGACTTTAATGATTCAACATCAGAACACTTTACACCAAATACAAGAGATTTAACTTTAACAAATCAATGACATTGAAAATACCTTCTATCGCAAAAATTATTATTAGAGGTGATGAATACAAATATGGTTATGCATATTGCGGGCCACGTATGAAAACCTTAGATATTTACGACAATCCATTCGGAACAGACAATATGTTTAGTGGTAATCACCCAAATGTTCAAATAGGTACTATTGGAGCAGACTCAACTGAGGCTTCATATATATCAACAATGAAAATGATAAATTGGGCAGATCATAGAATTATTGGTACTAATAGTACAATAAATGGTACTGGTGTACAAATAAGAGATTATAACAATAGTAATTTAAAAACATACATAACTTATCCGACGGAAATTAGTATAAGTTATTAAAAAGTTGTATAAATATAATTAAGTTAAAGAGGAAAATATGCCAGCAATAGTAACAAACAAATTCAGGATTCATAACGCAGAACAGTTTACGGAATCTTTTTCAGAAGCGTCACCAAATGTCTATTATTTAGGTATTGGTAGACCACAAGCCTTTGGAACATTAACTAGAGGTGATAGTAGAACAACAAATGAGGGATCAGATGCATCTCCATTAACTCCAGTAGATTCAGTACAAGATGAGTTTTTTTATTTTGACGATTTACTAGCGGCTAAGAGAGTTACAAGTTCAGATATATTAAATGTAGTACCAAGAAGAAACTGGACAACAGGTACAGTTTATGATTATTACAGACATGATTATGGTAACAGAATTACAG